GAAAATAGCGTAGCCAATCAACTCGCCGTTCAGCCGTGCCGTATAACAGCGCAGGCCATCAGCCTCCTCAATCACGTTGTACGACTCGATGTCAGGGTCCAGCGCGATGTCGGGATAGTGACTGATCTCTTCCTTGTGCTCATGCAAGAGCGGGAGGATTTCCGCCCACAGATCATGGGCCAATTCACGTTGGAGGGTCAGCGACATGGTTACCTCTCTTTCTTGAGTGCGGCCCATGATGTCCACAGGCGAACCATGTATCGTGAAATCTCCATCCGTTCACACGTCGTTAGTTGCTCCACTACATCCCGATCATTCTCTGAATCCTCCACCACATACCCGTCATACCCATGGTGGAGGCTCAAATCCTCATTTAATCCTAGAATACCGTTATTCGCATAGACACGTCTGCCCGTGCTCAGCACGATATGGTCGGTCTCTCTGTGAGTGTTTATCATTTAGTCCACCTCCATCAATGCCGCCTGCATCTTGTGCCAGTCGTGCCGCTCCTCTGGCTCGGTCTTCGCGTGCAGACTCTTTGCGTCCAGCCACGGCAGGCCCGTCCGTGCTGCGACCGGCTGCGCAAACGTGAGCACAAAGGCGTCCCACAGATCCGGGGAATCCCCGCCGAGCTTGACGCTCACTTGATCCTTCTCTTCCATCACGAACTTCCCGCCCGTAAACCAGTATTCTGACGCCGTGGCTTCCCGTTGAATCTCGGGCATGTAGGGCAAGGCCCCGCCGTTCTTCACCCAATCTGAGGCGAGCACATGCATTTCGCAGCGCCGGTTCTTGTAGCGTTTGTCAAGGGCCGACCCGCCAAACGTGATTCCCTGCGCATTCCATCCGGCATCCCGCACCCCGTCCACAATCCCGCTGCCCCATCCGCCGGTATCGTCGATGAAGCACACATCAGCCCCCCACTTCTCAAACGCTTGGCAGATCCGCGCCACGACATTCCCGGTCCAATTCTTCTCGCTTCGGTTCGGTCTCAACACCACGGGATTGAATGCCGCCTGCCCTTGCCGAGGGAACAAGACCGTGCGTGCGCCACCGAACCGCCCTGGATCGACGCCAAGGATCTTTGCTTCGTGGCTGTAGACCGTCTCGTGGAGCTGCCGTCCCATCGCCTTCGACACATCATCCGGTGAGAGAAAGGCATTGAAGGACCCAGACGGGAACTGCCCGAACACGTTCACCTTCACCCAATCATGCTCACGACCGTAGGAGGCGATCTGCTGTTTCGCCCATTCCATCGAGATACGCGGACTGCGCTTGGGGTCGTCAGGATCTCCGGTAATCTCAATGACCTTCCACAAATGCCGATCGGTAGTGGCGGCCTTGTACAGCGGGCCGTTGAGGTCCGTGGGATTGCCCGCTTGCAAGATGCGATGCTCGCCCCCCACCGTGGACATCGTGCCGTCCGCCGCATTCATGACGCTTTGAAACATGCCGCCGGATTCGTCCAGTGTGACCAGGGTATGCTCCGCGTGCAGCCCTGCCAAGGTTTTCGCTTGTTGATTACTGTCTGCCGTGCGTGCCCACGAGCGAGGGGAGAGAAACCACGTATCAGGATGATCGATCGCAAAAAAGCTGGTTTGCGTCCACTTGTACTTCGCTTTCAAGTAGGGAGACTTGCCGTGCCACAGGGCCAGCTCGGTCCAAAAATTGTCCATTAAATTATCCCACGAGATGGAGCAGACTGCCATCTTGGGATGTGAGCGCGTCGCGATGAACAGCAGATTGCACCAGACGAGGCCGGCGGTTTTCCCAGGCCCCTTACAGGCTTGCAGCGCAATGCGTTGAATGCTCGGATCGCCAAAGGCGTGTAGGAGATCGACTTGCTTGGGGTCGGGTGTCACGCCAAACTGTGAGGTGACGAAATAGACAGGATCATCATACCAATGCTGCAACTCCCCTACGAGTTGTTGCACGGCGAGCGGTTGGCTCGCGAGGTCATCCATGAATCACCGTCGGGGCCTTCTTCGTCAGTAGCGCCACAAGATGTTCCACGGTCAGTTCCGCTTTCAGTTCGTGCTGCTCAGCGGGCATATCGCCTGCCAGCTTCGTATAGTCCATGATCGCCCCTCGCTTATCGACCAGCTTAATTTTCGTGGTGAACTTCTCGGCATCAATCTCAAAACCAGCAATAGCCCGCCGTGCATGTTCAGGCATGTCGCTGATGCGCTTCGGTTGCCCGTTCTCATCGTAGAGATGAATCGGGTCCAGTTGTCCCGCATGACGCAATTCAGCCATCCGTTCCTCAAGCGACCACTGGACTTTCGCAATCACCGGCGCCCGTAATTCTCCAATCCTCCCTCTAACCTCCCCTACGGCCATCAGCTCAGAAGCCCGCTTGTGAATCGACTGTGCCTTCATCTGTTTCGTGCGAAATGCCACACGATAGGCATCCGCCTGGCTTTTGCCTTTTACAATCTCTTGACAGAATCGCTCGCGCTTCGGCGTCATCACGCGTATGACCTATACTGATTTGTGCACGAAGTCAAGGTTTCTGCTTGACATGAATTTGCTACTATGGTAGAAGGTGGCATGAGCACCATTGCACAGTTTTTATGTTTACGTGAATGTCTGCGCTGCGGCCATACCTGGGTGCCACGGATGGTCAAACGTCCCTGCCAATGTCCTCGTTGCACCTCTCGCATTTGGGACCGACCGAAAGAACCCCATGCACTACCTCAGCGTTAAGAACCTCGCGAAGTACCAGCATTACAAGCATCGGAATCCCCCCTGGATCAAGCTCTATCGAGAGGTCTGGACCGATTACACCTTGCGGCAATTGCCCATCGTGTGCCGGCTGCTCTTTCTCGGGTTGAGTTCCCTTGCCATGGAATTAGAGAATAAAGTCCCCGCTGATCCGAAGTATCTCTCTGACCGTCTTGGGTTTAAGATCACCCAACCCGACATATCTAATCTAATCTTATCTAATCTAATCTTATCTAATCTAGAAGAGCAGATTGCTAGCGCGGTGCTAGCGGAGTGCAAGCAGAACGCTAGCGCGAGTGATAAACCATTGATGAATGGGAGGAATTACCGTGAGGAAGCGAAAGCGCTCTTAGACTTCTTGAATGAAAAGACGGGAAAGGGCTTCCGGGTGAACGATACCAACATGGAGTTCATCATGGCCCGCCTCCGGTCGGGTGTGGACTCCCAAACCTGCCGCACCTTGATCATGCGGAAGGTGCGTGATTGGTTGCCCGATCCGAAGATGTCCATGTACCTCAGGCCCGAAACCCTCTTCAACAAAACCAAGTTCGAGACCTATCTCGCGGAGGTGACGTCATGACCTGTAACGGGTGCGGTTCGTGTTCGGATTTGATTCATGAAAGCGGGGTGAGGGGATGAGTATTGAGTCAGCGATCCAGTTTATGCGTGATATTGAACGGTTGAAAACGATGCTGACTATTCAGGCCAGTTACGCCAAGCATCAGCTGTGGGTGGAACGGCAGAAATATATTGCAGCCGAGCAACAAAACGCGTTTAATTTTGCTTGCGCTCAGGCCAAGCGGGTGAAGCCATGACCTGCTTTGAGTGCTGCAAAGAGATCCAAACCTATCCCTGCGCCTGCGGATACCAACCCAAGGGGCCCACCGGCCTGAATTGGGTGATTCAGCACTGTACCCGCGCTGGATGCTCCTCCGCTATTCGCGTCCCCGCTGGGCAACAGGAATCTCTGCCGGCCTGCAAATGGTGCCAGGCGATCGACCTCCACGGCGATCCGTATGCCATCTATAACAAGACCCTCTATCCCCGGAGGACGGCATGAAGGCCGGGCGTGGTGGACTCGTGGGCTTACGGCTCGCCATCGGCCTCCTGCTGGCCGTCTTCCAGTGTTCCACGGCGCACAGCGCCGACTATTTCGTCGAAGCAGGCATCGGCCCCTCTCTCCTGCAAAAAACCACCGCCGATGGCATCTGGTGGCAATCGCCCTTCCCGAACTATTTCGACCTCAGCAGTGTGACATGGAAGGCGGGGCTGGGCGTGCAACTCGATCCGCACTGGAGCCTCACGGCGAGCTATGTGACGCTCGGCACGGCCAAAGCCGTGACGGAATTTGTCAGCGATGTGGATTTTCAGCAGGGCAAGTATGATGCGCCACGCGATTACCTCACGGCCTACGACAACTACCAAGGCGGGCAGCTCCTAGGCCGATACCGCTGGACGCACTGGCCGGTCCAGCCGTTTCTCCAAGGCGGCATGGCCGCGATGCTGCACCACGTCGTGGCGAATCGCGTGGTGGAGTTCAGCGGCATTCTCCCCATGGCCGTAGTAGGAGGCGGCATCTGCTACGCCTGGATCTGTGGCGAAGTCAGTTATTATCGAGGCCTGCAAGCCCCCGCCTATCCCATCAGTACCGCGGCGGTCGTGCCGATGCTCAGCCTGAAATATCCCTTTTAGGAGGCCATCATGACCTGTCCTCGCTGCGCAGGCCTTGCGATCAATCTGTACGGCGACACCCGATGCCTACTTTGTGGTTGGTATGCCGTGCATCCTCTCGCCGACCCCATCATCACCAACGATAACATGCGCTGGGAATCGGTGCTGTGCAACCGGTGCCACGAGCGGTCGGCCATCCGAGGCCATGAGCTATGTCGCAGGTGTAGGGATGGACGATACGCAAAACCCACGAAGCACTGTCTTGATTGCAAGGCTGACACTGGCGGCCATGCAGCGTATTGCCGGGATTGTAAGCGGCGGGCGAAAAGGGGGGCACGATGAGCGGCGATTGGTTTGTCTATGCCTTGATCGCCTTGAATGCAGGCGCGTGCCTCTTCTACGCCGTCGAGGGGCAGTCCTGGAAGGCCTTCTACTGGCTGTGCGTCATTGGCTTGAACTGTGCGCTGTTGAGGATGAAATAATGCTCCCTAAACCCTATTACGACGAGGACGGCATTACGATCTATCACGGCGATTGCCGCGAGATCCTGCCGCACTTACCCAAGGTGGATCTGGTGCTGACTGATCCGCCGTATGAAG